GGAACCGGTCAACGGAACCCATAATATCGGCTATTGGGCAGATGAATTGGTACCGATGAGCTGGGTAAATACACTTCGTTTTCGGACAGTTACCCGCAATTCCAAGGGAATTATCAGTTTCACGGCCGTGGATGGCTGGAACTCGGTGGTAAAGAGTATGCTCACAGGAGCAAGAACAGTGGAATCGGCAAAAGCGGATCTTTTGGACGGGGAAGAGGTTCCCCTCGTTCAACAGCCCATCCGCAAAGCCAGCTCTGTGGTGTATTTTCATACAGCGGCCAACCCCTTTGGCGGATGGGCGGCAATGAAGAATCAATTGGAGGGGGAGAAGAGGGAGACTATTCTCTGTCGTGCCTATGGAGTCCCTGTGAGGCAGTCTAGGGCTGTGTTCAAAAATTTGACAGACCGCAACTATGTACAGGCTGAAAATCTCCCTGATTTTACGGATGCGAATTGGGTATTATCGATTGACCCTGCTGGAGCAAAGCCCTGGACGATGGTATTATTTGCAGTCGATCCTCATGGGGTCGCCTGGGCGGTTAAGGAGTTTCCTGATTTTGACACCTGGGGTGGATGGATTGACCTGACAAAGGACAAGCTAAGTGCGGGAGAGGCGGCACAACCGAATGGGTATGGATTAAAGGATTATGCGGATGAGATTAGGCGGATGGAATCGATTTGCGGGGATAATATGGTAACTCGGATAATCGACCCGAGGTTGGGGGCGGCGAGTTATCAGAAGTCGGAGGGATCTTCCAACATCATAGACGATTTATCGGATGAAGATATCATTGTTGAGCCGGCGGAAGCGTTGGATATCGAGACGGGATTACAGGCAATAAACAATCTGCTCGCATGGGATCGGGATAAACCGATGGATTTGGATAATAAGCCCCGGCTGATGTTTTCGGATGAGTGTCAGAATCTGATTAGTTGTATGCAGGCATACCAACCAAGTGCTGGATTAAAATGTCCGAGTAAGGATTTCGTGGATAATGCCAGGTATTTCGCAGTGGGCAATTTTGAATACTTCGATGAGGAGGAAATGGTGGCAACAGGAGGAGGATCGTATTGATGGGTAAGAAAAATGTACAGATATCAAAAGCAGTCAGGCAACAGATCGTAATGGCTAGGAACTCGGGCATGAGTTGGCCGAAGGTGGCGGAGTTGGCGGGATGTGCGAGATCGACTGTCCAGCGTATATATAAGCAGGATAGCAAGCCGGTGGTCCCGCTCGAGGAGGTAAAGAAGATAATGGAGATTGAGGAGGCGAGGGTATTGAAGATGGTTCCGAATGTTCGGATGATGCTTATTTACTTTGAGCACAAGGAGGGGATCGGGAGGTGTATAAAGAGGCCAAACGACAACCATCCGCCCAAGAGCATGGTATTGGTGAGAAAAGTCGAGGGGGAGGATGATTTGTATCGGAAAGCATGAGACGGAACAGCAGATGCAGAGGAGGATCGATCTGATGCTTCGGGAGATGGTTGTGGATGAGGCATTGGATGCGATGGAGGAGGAGCGGGAGCCTGGTAGTTTTACTCTCGAGGAGATAGCGGATTTTATCGGTGTATCCGTGATGACACTTCATCGGATTGAACAAAATGCCCTGATAAATTTACGAAATAAAATGGTAGAATCCTAAAGGAGAAATTATGGAGAACGAAGTACAGATTTTTGAAGAGAAGCCCGATGTGGATGAACTCAAGTTTGAGTTTGAGCGGGCAAAAGCGAATTTATCGACATGGATGGACAAGGCCGAGGATGCTCGGGAGGTTCGTTACAATGAGTGGGCAGGCAAGACGGGTGACGGCAAGAAGAGTGGACCTGAAGCATTTCCATTCGATGGAGCCAGCGATCTTGATCCAAATGTGATTAATCCTTTGATCGATGGCGATGTTGCCACCCTGACACAGGCGTTGACCAAGGCTAACCTGGTGGCTGCTCCTGTGGAGAGTGGGGATGTGGCATCGGCCAAGCTTGTTACTGAGTTTCTTCGATGGCGGATGGGTACGATGGATGAACTGATGAGGGAGTCATCGATTGGAGCGAATTATTTATTACAGAACGGGGTAACTTTTTTCGGTACTTACTGGAAGCAGGAGAAGGCGAGAAAGTTTGAACCGATCAGCCTCGAGCAGATTGCCCAGCAGTCGCCTGAACTTGCAATGGCGATAGAAGATCCTGAGATGAAGGAGGGAGTCGAGGAGATGTTTTATCCCCTCTTTCCGAAGCTCAAAAAGCGTAGGGTCAAGAAGATGCTTAACGAGTTACGGAATACAGGTGAGACCGAAATTCCGACCGAAAAAGTGGTCGTAAATCGTCCGGCGGTTAAGGCATATGAGTTAGGCAGGGAACTGATCGTGGACAGTAATGTGATCGATTTGGAGTCCGCCAGGAGCATTCACTGCATTCACTATTATTCCCCTGAAGCGTTGAAGCAGAAGGTAAATGAGGGATGGGATGAAGCCTGGATCGATGAAGCGATTGAGAAGGCGAAAGATTTTTACGAGGAAAAATACAGCGACTCGGCCATGCACTACGACTATGGCACAAGCTATGGTAATCAGCACTATGAGGGGCTTATTCGGGTAGTTACTACCTATCGGAAAGAACTCGATGAGGATGATGTTCCTGTAGTCACCAAAACCTGCTGGACGGATGAGATGGATGAAGCAGGATTCCATGAGCCAGTTGGGTATGATGAGGGCAGATATCCTTTTGTTTGTATCACGAGAGAGCATTTAAACCATCGTTTGTTGGACTCTCGCGGATACCCTGAACTGCTTAAGAGTTATCAGATTGCGGCTAAAACAGAGATGGACGCAAGGCGTGATGCCGCATCGATGACCACGATGCCTCCATTTCTTTACAGCCTGGGTCGCCGTCCTGAAAGGATTGGACCAGGAGCACAGATTCCTGTCCGCCGTAGGGATGAAGTCGGATGGATGGAAACTCCAAAATATTCACCTGCATCGACACAGGTGGAAATGCAAATCCGTCAGCTATGTGATCGAGTAACAGGACGGGCGACTGGACCTGATGATGCGGTAGAGGCCAATGTGATAAAACAGCACCTGGTCAACTGCTGGCTCAGTGGATGGAAAGAAGTTTTGAAGCGTGTATGGTGCTTGGATCGAACTTACAGCGGACCTATGATTTGGTTTCGTGTTACGAATAACGAGCAGGGAGCACAGCTTATTTTGGATGAAACTGCTGAGTTGTATGATTTTAATATTAGCTGGAACTCGATGAACCAGGACGAATCCAAGGTGATCGAAAAGCTCGATACAGTTGGTAAGCTGATGGCACAGTACGATAGGCAGGGAACTGCTCGCTACGATGTTTATCTTCGCAAGGTATTGGAAGCGATTGATCCTAATCTCGCATCGCAATTAATCATGCCAGCACAGGAGGCAACTGATAAAGAAATCAAAGAAACATCCTCCGATCTCGCCAAAATCTATTCAGGGCAAGTTGTCAATGCTCCACAGGGAGCAAACTCGCAACTGCGGATGCAAGTCCTCCAGCAATATCTTACCGGCACAGAAGAGATTCCCGCCGAAGATATCCAAAGGCGAATGCAGGAAGATGAAAACTTTGCGAAACGACTTCAGATTTACGCTGGACAACTCGAGCAACAGCAAGCCCAACAAAGAAACGCTTTAATTGGCCAGCTAGGGACAGCCCCTGGCAATGTACCAGGTACATCGATGGCCGCTTAATCTAAAGGAATAATATCATGCCAGGAGTAGGAAAAAAGAAATTTAGTTACACCCCCAAAGGTATGGCACAAGCTAAATCTTATGCCAAAAAGACCGGTAAAAAAGTAAAGTATGGCAAACGGAAAACCAAGTAAGGTCAATTCCCCTAGACGCATCCGAAAGGGTGAACCTTCATATGGGAAGAAAAAATTTGTCGTACTTGCATCGGAGAATGGCAAGACAAGGACGATTCGTTACGGGGATGCAAACATGAAGATCCGTAAATCTAATCCTGATGCCCGTAAATCCTTTCGAGCTAGGCATAAGTGCGATCAGAAGAAATCAAAACTAACAGCAGGCTACTGGTCCTGCAAGAAGTGGTAAGATGCCAAAAGACGCTTGTTATAAGAAGGTAAAGGCTCGGGTAAAGGTATTCCCATCTGCTCGAGCATCGCAACAGATTGCCAAGTGCCGGAAGTCCAAAGGGCAGGTTCGTAAGACTGCCAAGGGTACATCGTTGAAACGATGGGGTGCTGAGAAGTGGCAAGATACACGAACCGGTAAACCATGCGGACAGGGCAAGTCGAATGAATACTGCCGGCCAACCAAAAGAGTTTCCAGTAAAACACCCAAGACAAAATCGGAGATGAGTAAAAGCCAACTGAAACGAAAGAAGGCTGA